CCGGGACGGACACGAACCTCAAAATGAGCGCGTGGTCTGCTGCCCTATAGATTACCTCAAATCGTTTTACGGTTTCAAATTTCCTGCTAATCGTCCGTCCCATGGCCAGAGTGTTTGAACGCCCACGTTACATCAATCAAGCCCGTAACAAGCTCATTCACCTCGGCATCGCATCCGACTCATATGGGACGGTCGAAGCAGTATGCAAAACTCTCAACGTCCACCGCAACGTCGTCACTGCAGTCTCCGCGGACTTTACCTCCTACGCTGAACTTGCGATGGGAGGTCGCGACGTCGACGACCTTCTGCCAAATACTGCTACACAGCTAGAGCAATACCTTCTCGATGCAGAGATAGGGCGTTTGTCACGTGAAGGCCGGATGACGCAGCCTGAGGTGGCACATCGGATCATATCGGATTATCTATCCACGGTCACGCACTTCAACCCTTCTGAGGTCTACACGGACGAACAGGCACTGTTCTACCTCATTGGGTACGCGATGGATGAGGAGTTGACTTTCCTCGAGTCTGCTGACAGCCAGAAAGCCCGACACGTTGCACGAGACTTAATCAGCCTCCAGCTTGTGGGACAGAAAGTTGCAGCGGGTCGGTGGATCAACGCTTCCTCATCATCGAGGTTCCTCAGGGGCTTACATCCTGCAGCCAGCAAGTATGACGCGTGGCTCCGGGGTGCCGAGAACCTGCAGTACCGTGCTCACCCCATGTGGGTCAAGTACTCCCGGCTCTGGGCAATGGACCTCCCTCGCTTGAAACCTCACGTTCGCAAGATGGTCGACGAAGCCGGTTCGCGGCTGCCCCATGAGCGGCATTGCTTCGATGCACTTGATGGTTGCGTGAACGCCGACACTAAGGCGTGCTACAACTACTCGGGTGTGATAGTCATCTTTCTTGAAGACAAACAGCTCATACTCGACAACTCGCTGTGCGATTACTTCCGGGTCGTCATGACATCTCTCCGCAACGCATACATCTCATTCTCTGACTACCGCTTGACTGGCGACGCTAAGCCATGCGACATGCTACCTCCATTCGTGAGGGCAGTCCAATGGATCCGCAGAGCCATTCTCGATGTCACCAATGCCCGATTTGTCGCCCGCCATATGCACCTTGCATATACTAGGTGGCAGAACATAGTTGGCGAATCATCAAGCCGCATCGACTGTGGGGCACTTGAACGCGATAAGTCCCTTAAAGATGACCTCTGTGCGATCTACCCCGGTAACACTGAATGGTACGACCTTGTTCTATCGTTCGACCTACCGGAGCGGCTCCGTGCGGAAATCTTCAAGCTGTACCACTTACTTCCACCTCCTGATATCGATCCCCTCCTCTTACACCGTGAAATTAGCGCGAAGACCAACACTACCAACCCTTATGATACCGCGAAGATCTCTGCTTTCATCAAGTTCTGCGCTGCATACGATCTCTGCCGCTTCATGGTGAAGAACCGCCGAGTGCCCAAGACACAGTCTGAGGATGGTGAACCATGGCGCGATTCCCCTTGGGCAAAAAGCTGCCTAGCTGGAAAGATGCGCATGCCACCCCGCGACAAGTGGGGCTCAGTCCGGATTCGTGGCGAGTTCCCTTATGACTTCAAGGGTGACTTCCACGCCCTCAGTGCAAAGGATTCAACTCGTGTCGTCGCAGACATCAACAAGTACATGGACCGTGCAGACTCTAGAAGCTTGGGTCAATTTGACTCCAACGAGCTACTGTCAGCACTGTTCAATGGCTCGAGGCTCTCAAACGGTGAGCTCATGTCTGAGTGGCGTGACAGGGTCATGAGTGGTGGTCTCCGCCCAGATGACTGTGTCATAGCCGCTGAAGCCGGCAAAGCGGAAAACACGAAGCCAGGGAAGAAAGTCCGTGAGACACTGTCAGCTTGTGACACCGTTCGCGAATTCCTCACTGAAATCGACCATTCCCTGCGCCCCCTCGCTGCCCAAACCCCTGGGGTCTCGATTAGAGTAGATTATGTCCGGCACAAGCGCAAGTTCCAGACTATGGCAAATGCCCTCTCTAGGTACTCAAACAAGACTGCGCTGGGGACCTCAACTGATATCACTGGCTGGTCTCCGAACATGCCACGCCACATGTTCCACGCGTGGCAAGACTATGCAATCGCTACTACTGAGTGCCCCAACCCTAGTGCAGTCCGTTCGCTCTGGGACAGATTGACTCTATTTGTTGACCGTAGGGGCGTTAAAGAGAGCACATCGTGCCCGGAAGGGAACATACAGGGCTGGCCAGCGACAAGCGACACTACAATGCATGCTCACATCCTCATATACTGGGCCTGGGAGTTGCGTGAGAAGAAGATCCTTTCAAAAGACGAGGCAGCTCTCACCCTATGCCTCATCGATGATGCTGCAACGGTGGTGATCCTCGAGGGGTCAGAAGTTGAGGCCAAAGCAAAGGCTGACCGAGCACGTGAGCTCCTCAAAACCATGTACGCTGAACTCGGCTTTGTTATGGATGATGTCAAGAGCTTCTTTTCTGCTGTCAAATTTGTGTACCTCAACGAGTTATACTTGGACGGTGCGCAAGTGGCCCACGCTACCAAGACGATGATGCGCATAGACAGAGACCACAGCCGCAGGTTCGCATCTCTCCCCGAGCAGGTATCGTCCACCATGGGCGTCGCAGCAAGTGCGGCCAATCAAGGAGCAGACCCGTTTATGGCATACTGGCTTGCAGCTTGGAGCTCACTCAGGCTGGCTTACTCAGTCCACTCCTCATTCGCTGAGATGGACCACTATGCACAAGCTCTTGTTTGCCTCACACCTGCTGGAATGAATGGCTTAGGCATGAGGCCTATGTGTGCATTGTTCGCTACTGGCGCCATGGATACCCTCTCTTGGTTCCTCGAGATCTGTGACGGAGTCAATGACATGGGATTGGACACTCTGATCGACGCTATCATATCGCAGGAGCCGAGCATTGCGACCGCAATGTCAGCATTCAAAAGCCCGTTTGCGTACACAGTCACACCCCACGTCAGTGTCACCGCGATGGTCCGCAGGGCATTCCGGGAAGCAGCCAAAGCGCACAACTTGGCTGAGCCTTTCAAGTCTCTCGAACAGCTAGAGGAAGACCCAGAGTATGTGTCCTCAATCACCGCGGTCTTGGAATCTGGCGAGCACGAAGCGGCCCTATTGGAAGAGGTTTCCTCCTGTATGCCAGAGTCATTTGTAGATGAAATCCTCGCACGAGTCGACAAAACTGAACTCATCGCTGCCTTGCTTGGCTCAGTTCGCATCGGCAGCCTCCGGCGCCATGTCAGTGAAGCGGATCGAGTCAATCTCAGCCACTTGTGTGAGCGTATTATGCTCCACCAAGGCACGAGTAACACTGCAGCTCTACACTCAGCTGGGTCATTTGCATACGCCCAGTCCTTGCGCTCCCGCCACCTCGGTGAATTCGCTATCCTCAATCACACATACCCATGTCCATTCTCCTTGTGGGCTTTCCAAGGCAATGTTGACCTCACAAGCGAACAAGCGTCCCGTTTGACAACTGCTTCATTCGAGCTCGGTCGCTGCATGACGACTATAGGATCAAACGGCCGCAACTTGTATGACAGCCGACTCGAACGCATCGGGTTCAAGGGGTACCGATCTGTCGGAACTACTGTTTCGAACGAGACGCGTATCAGCCTCTACAACCCAGTCAAGAAGAAGATAGGCCAGGGGCTCGCTGCACTGAGGTGGGCTCGTGACAGTGGAGCTCACCACAACAGTCTCGCTCGGTTATTCCTTTACGCATGGTCAGGGCAGTATGACGAGCGCCTCATCACACTCCCCGGAAGGCAGTTCGAAGGCAGTGCCAAGCGGCTCTCGCTAAGGCATTCCAAGGTCAACCATCTCGTCATGATGTGGCCCAATACCCAGGCTTGCTGCCGAGTTGATGCTCGCGCAATTTCAAGAGCACTCGGCGCACGACACCACATGCACGACGTAATGGCGGCTATCACTGCATTGCGCGCTTCTGCTCTCCTTGAGGCTGCTCTGTACTTATCTACTGGAGAAGGCTCATTCTCCTATGGGTTTGCGTACAAGGCAGACGCTAGTGCATGGATGGCAGCACCCAGCGCAAGGGAGCGCATTGTCTCGCGCGCAGTCCTTGAACGAATCCGAAGCTTCACCAGCATCGACTCGGAGATGGCAGCGTCCGCGAAGGCAACGTGCACTCTCGGGGTTATGCAGAAGTGCTTACAAGAGCACCTGGTCGCTGGCTCTAACGCAGCGAGTAAGCTGTTCCAGTTGTACGTAGATGAAGGCATGGCAGAATTGGCAGAAGAGCATGTAATGGACACTGAGCTAATCCGGCCGACTATTGGTGCCACTGCAACCAGCAGACGGGAAGCACCACGCATGCTCATCCTATCAGAAGTTGTTAGACCAGTGCTCCGCGAAGGGTTCATTGCAGACAACGCTCCTAGGCCCGCTCGCGCAGCACCTGTGATGGCATCAATGGGAGCCCTCAGCGATCAGGAAGCCCTCAGGGCATTGGGGCAGAGCACACTTGATACTCGCGCTTTAGCGCTAGCTTCACACAACTCCACTCTTGCCGCTGCACTCTGGAATGCGCACGTGAAACATGACATCCAGGGATGGGTTGAGTCTGCTGAGAAGGACATATACAATGTCATACTCACTGACGATGCCTTGAACCGACTTGTCTCATCAGTCGAAGAATTGCGTGGCTCCACTAGCTTTGCACGTGCGCTCACTGAAGCGCTGTACTCAGCCGGTATGCCAGGTTTCCGGTACGCTGGTGAGGCCGCTGATGTCGGCCACTCACTCCGATCATTCGTCCACGAATCACGAGCCATCTTCGGATACACTAGAGCGATCTGTACAAGCCTGGCGAAACTGAAAGGCAGAACAAGTGAAGAATACGCTCGTAGTGAGGTTGCTGGGGTCAAAGTTGCCGCCGCTGCGGTCTCAGAAGTCGTCAAAGCAAAATGGAGATTCGCTGCTGCAAGGCGCGAGTTACAGGCGCGTGACGCAGTTTCTGATGGCAATGGTTGGGACAAGATGTCTGAGCGCATATTCGAGGCCGCGTTCCTCCGAGATGCTGCCGCAACACTCAAGGCCACTGGTAAGATCACCAAGCGCGAGATGTACGCCAAGATGGTCGATACAGTGGTTGAGAATGTTGCAAGGCGCATCAGGTCTGAAGCCGACAGGAACACCTACATGGAAGAGATTGCAATGAGTGGCCTCGACGACTCCGACAACCTAGTCGGAGTTGATGAGGCCATCGAGGCAGTCTTGGCTGTTGTAGAGGTTGGCAAGCGTTTCGTCACAGAGCTCACTGCGACTCCCTTGATTGCTGCTCTCAGGTCCGTATGTGAATGGGTAGACGCTGATGTCAGCGCAACTCATACCATCCGACCTCTCAGGGCAGCACATTTGGCAGTCACTCCTGTCCCGAGTCGGCAGCTTACTGCCTCGGCAACCCCAGCACAGAAAACGGAGATGGAAGAGGCAGCAAGCAGGCTCATAACGGTCAGAGGGGGACTTGTGGACGCGGGTGATGAATCGACAGATCTAGCAGAGGTCCCTCCTGAAGTGGTGTATGGGTGGTTTACCGACGATGCTGAGCGGTTCGCGAGGTGGGGACGTGAGGATGGTGACATGTTTGCTGGATGGGCTGAGGTCTCGGCTTCGAAAGAGAGTTGGTTGGCGTTCTTGCCTGTTGCGCAGGCAGCCGCTGGAGCAGACGAGCACGGTTTCTTGTGGCCTGAGATGAGCATCTTTGATCCTCCAGAATGGGCTGGGGACGGTGAGGATGGCGAATGGGTTGGGTAGACTTCTTCTTTTTGTGTTTCATAGGGCTGATTTCTTGGACTCTGGCTGCGATCCTGATGAATGTTTTCGGTACTTCTCGGCAATCTTTATGCGAGCTATGCTCCTCACATGTGTCTCCTTGTCTCGGTCAATTTTGAGTAGTTTAAAAACCTGCGCAGGGCAAGAAAAGTGATTTGCTGAGCTCCCAGTATTATACTCCCATCTAACGATGGGCTACCCGTGACTTTTTGGGTTCGTTTCCGT